AGTGATGCCCACCGACTTTACGCTTGGGGCTTGGTGTGGTGAACAGTTTACGTCGAAGCTTATACGCGACCATCTGGATTCGTCCGATTTCGGTTGTAAGTGATTCAGCCATGGGGTTTCAATGATTAGTTTCTGTAGGAAAATGGACATGTTATCCGCCCGCTCTTTAGAGGCGGATATAATCATTATCTTTCGTTCTGGGTCTTTGAAAAGAGTCCAAAGAACAAACGCTCCAGTAATCCATGATTTACCAACACCACGGAAGGCTTGGATCTGGAGACGCTTCGGACCACTTTGTAGGTAGTCAGCAATTGCGTACTGAGCTCGTGTTGGACTAGGTAGGTCAAGTTGCTCCCATAGTGCTTGTAGGAATAATTTGAAGTCGTCTTGTAGGGCGGTTAAGACATCAGTCATAACGGTTCGAATAGTTCGTTTAAGTTTTTTTTGATAAGCGCGTCTAACTGCGCTATCTCTTCATCTGTGAATGGTTCTAGTTTCACCACCTTCGCAGGTCCAAAGGAACTGGGTGGTGCAGCCTTACGGGAGTACATAAAGTTCTCCCCGGCTGCTGTCATTGCTTGGGTTGAAATGCTCATTAGTCTGCGGTGTAACCTCCATCTTTGTACATATCTGCTTCTTGCTGTTTTAGCAATCTTCTATCCTCTAACACTTCTTGTATATCTTGAGCACCACCTCCAGTCAGTTGATTTAAACGTTCAGTAAATCCTAATTCAGGTAGATCTACTCCAAAAATGGACCACTGAGAACCACGTTCTTTCGCTAGTTGTATCTCTAGCTTCTGAGCTTCTGTTAAAAGATGTGACTGAAGTTCAGCTTGAGAAGCTGCTAAGGCTGCTCTATATTGATCAAGTGTAACTTGATGTAGCCGTTGCTCCTTAGTTTGACCTAATGCACCTGGAATAAGGTTGAAAGGTTCGATGCCTCTACGCTCTCCTTCTTCCAGTAAGTTTACTCCAGTATTAACTGTTGAAGACATTCCTGGGGGTAGCATTCCAGCTGCTCCAGTTAAAGTGTTACGTACAGCAGTGTTGTAATCCTTATCCAGTAAGTTCTGAGGCACTTCTCCTAGTGCGCCGAGCTGTAAAGCTTTCACTGGATCATTTATTACAGTTGTAGGTTTATTAGCAAGTGCAGAGTTACGATTAATAGCTAATTCTAAACTTTCACCTTCTAACCTAGGCTGGCCTGTAGTCTGTTCACCTATAATACCTAATTGTCTGGATGATAATCCTGATTCTTTTTTAGACGGTAATCCTGATGAATCTTTATAATAAATAAACGCTTCCATCCAATTTCTTGGTATACCAGCGTTTACTAAGAATTGTTCAGAAGGATCAGCTTGATTACCCCTTTTTCTGTTCTGGCTGGCTACCTCTGGATCTAAATTTAATCCTACATGAGGTGACCTCCCTAACCAATCCCACTGCCACGCTGGTACCTCACCTTTAACAGCTGATTGAATCGCCTTCCAGTGACCAACATCATACTTCTTACCAGTGAATAACTCCATTAAACGTGTACTCAAGTGTTTCTGACCTACGCCATCAGTCACCCACTTAGTAAACTTATTAAGTTCTTCCTGCCCGTATATTCTACGTATATCCTCTTGAACTTGGATAGGTATTTCTTCAGCAGCTTTACGCTGCTCATTCCTTACTTTTTGGTAGTCCTTCCTACGATCAATGACCCATCTATCTGGACCCTTTTTAGAGGTTATCTTTCTAGGTAATAGGTTGTATCCAGTACCCTCCTCTGTCATACGCCCAAAAGCTTTGATCAATAGATGGCCACTATAGCCACCGTATTGATCCATAATTTTAGCTAGTTCAATATAATCTTCAGTCGTACCTTCGAATTCAGGGTAAGCTTTCCTTATAGGCCTAGTTTTCGGATCTACCTTTCTTCTTCCCATAGCTACTTCCTTATCTTAAGCCCCTTACCGGGGGCGTACTTTCCTTTACGTGCCCTATTCTTAGACTGACTTTCTAGCTTTGCCCTGCCCGGACCCGTATGGGACGCATCTTTTCCGTCTCCGTTTCCGTAGGTACCAAGTTTTCGATTAGCTCTGTTAGCATCGACCCTAAGCTTTTTTCCTTTGGCCGTCTTATTATAGGCTTTCTGTTGTGATTTGTAGTTTCCATTAGCGTACTTTGCTGCCATAAGTCTCCTTTTTCATTAGGTTGGCGGTTGATCCCAATTAGGGTTTTCAATTACATATTGATCCCAAGCTGTTTGCAATTCTGAATCAGTTGGTTGTGGGTCTTCACCTTTCCAAGAAATGATTGTATGAGGTAGAGGAGCATTTCTATCCAACCTCCACCTATTCTTCCCACCAGATAATCCTAAGTACTGTAGGGTTAAGTTAATGTCTCCATCCATAATAAATTAAGCGAATTTGAAAATTTGTACTTGTGCATATAAGTTAAACGCATTTGCAGGTGTTGGGTCTTGTCCCTGCCCACTTCCAAAATCGAGGTCGGCATTGGCAAAAACTTTATAGCCTAAACCAAAATTAGACTGGGTCTCGCTGGTTCTGAAAATTAACTCTAAGTCTGTACTTGATTGAAAGGTTTGTACTGTAGAACCGCCAACTTTTAGCTCCCCAGTAGCGAGGTCATAAGCAGTTGACCAATCTAGATAAGTATCAGATTGTCCTGTGACATTAGCAATTCCACTTAAAATTGCATATTGCGCGTGGTAAAAGTTTTGCCAATATTCTATTAGATATGTACCAGCACCTAATGTAAATTTGTTATTAGATAGTGTTACAATATTCCCACCATCATAGACTTCGGTATTCAACGTTCTGGTCATCCAAGTACCTTCAACAGTTGAACCACCGTTGACATCGACATCCTGCCTTTCTTGCAGCAATGCGTATGCAGAGAATAAACCACTACCTCCAGCAGCAGCCCACTTCACACCAGATGTCTCACTACTGTCCGCTGTTAAAACGTAATCATCTGTACCTACAGCTAGCGCTGTTGGATCACCTTGGGCTGCACCAACTAATAATTTACCTTTACCATTAAGGTCAGAGTTCATCACAGCACCAGCTGCATTAACATTAGTAGAGTCAGTTACATCTGCACTGGTTTCTATACCCTCTAACTTAGTTTTAAATGCAGAAGTGAAGTTTTCGTCAGTTTGACTGGATATAGCAGCCCACTTCACACCTGACGTTTCACTGCTGTCTGCTGTTAAGACTTGATTATCTGAGCCTACAGTTAACGCTGTTATACTCTGACCACCAACTAATAATTCACCTTTAGTATCAAAGTCAGAGTTCATCACAGCGCCAGCTGCGTTGACATTAGTTGAGTCAGTTACATCTGCGTGTGTTTCTATAGTATCTAGTTTATCACTTTTAGTGAGAGTAAAGTTTTCATCACTTTGAGTAGCTACAACAAAATCTAAAGTACCATCAGAATCTTGGTAGGTGACTGTAATTCCAGTTTCAGTATTACCAGTTACCATACCTCCTACGTAATCTTCTACTTCTTCTTGTGTTAAGCTTCCCCCTCCTCCAGCAGGAGTAGCCCAAGTATTATCTCCTCTTAGGAATGTAGTGTTGGATGCTGTACCTGTTGCTGATAATTCAGATATACCTACAGAATCATCCGCTAGATCAACTGAATCTACACTATCTTCTGAGGTCCACTTCCACCTACCTCCTACTAACTTATGACGCATTCCTCTAAATCTCATCAGTTAAACTCTCCCGTATAAACGTTTTTGAACAAGTTCTGGGTCGACTTTTGGCATTACTGATGCCAGTTTGTGCAGTGGGTTTCCCTCATAAGCGACTCCACTGATGTCATTCTTTACTAGCCAATCACAAGCGGCCTTCAGTTCGTGAGCCGTAGCTTCACCACTCTTGACCCTTTTAAGGAATTCTTCTGTGACTAGATTGTGTAATTCGTTAAATGTTTCCTCTGAAGCCTTTTTAGTCATTTCTTTGCGGCTCTTCGTCCGGCTTTAGTTTATTGAGTAAAGCTTGTACACTTTGAATGATGCTATTCTCCTTTAGTGGAGACAGAGCAATCAGTTCTGATGCTAGGGCTACAATCACCCAAAATGCTGGTTCGGATAGAAATAATAGTTCCATTTATTCTGTGATTTGTTTGTTTACTAGGACAATAGGTACAATGTCGTTGCATAAGTGCTCAACACGTGAACCTGGGCGAAAGGTGAACCCCTTCTGTTGTATCTCTGCACATTTAAGTGCTCTGACTAATTCATAGTCTAATCTAAGTTTTTCTTCTTGACGTTTAGCTATAGCCTTACACCTATTGATTGTCCCCCAATCAAGTGGTATCATAAAGTTAAGTTGAGCACCCCATTGGTTACTTTTAACGTAAGCTTCGTGGTCCATCGGTGTAGTGTCGTTACCCATGTAGAATGGGGACATTGTCATGGTAGGGCCATTACATGAGACTCCTTGACCATAGGATTGCCTAGACGGGGCTCCATTGTTCTGGAACTGCACTGCCTGATTGGTTACACTACCGGTAACATTAGACTCTGGGGCAGCTGTGTTATACACATCCTCTGCGTTAACAGGGCCTACTGTGAGAATACTGACAATGAAGTAGTAGTAGAGTTTGTTGTGATAGTTCTGTCTATTTCTATTACCTCTATCACGCCTGCTGCTCGTTCCACGATTTCCAGTTGAAACTGATCCCCAGCTGTATGTACCGAGTAAGTAGTGCCAGATGCTGTTATATCTCCACTTGGGACTACATTTGTCCCTGACCAAGACTTGTAAGCTCCTCCATAGATGTCTGTATCTATAGCTTCTGTTATTACTTGTGTCGTTACAGTAGTGGCTTGCATTGAGCCTTGAGTGAAGTTCGGTGTTATTTGGTTTGCTCTTGCAATTGATGGTATGAGTAGAAGTGGAAGTATCCATAGTTTAATCATCTTTCTTACCTTTCCGATCATTGGAGGGTTGTATACCGAATGTAGCTAGTGTACCTGTAAAGATACTAGCTATAAAGGTTATGTCTTTTGGTGTCTGCTCACCCAGTCCTGGTATTTCTACATAGTTAAGACTGATGATGAATCCTGCCCAAATGACTACTCCTAGACGTACAAAGGTAGATAGAATTGCTAACTGTTCTTCTTTATCATCCATCCCGTCCTTCAGCTTCGCTAGGACGTTCTTCTTTTGTGGTTCTTCCGTCTTTTCCAAATTTCTTCTGAATACGTTTTACAGCCTGCATGAATACAGGTTTAAAGACCTTTACCGTATAGTTAAATGCAGAGGTAGCTGTTAAAGTAGCGACTACAGAGACCGCAGCTGTAGTAGCTGCAGTCACCACAATCTCTTCCTTTGGAACTGGTATCTCTACATCTGTCCAAGGTATCGTAATCTTCTTTACCTCAGGAGCTAATTGTTCCTTTGGTTTATCCGTTTCTTCCTCTTCTCCTTCCTTAGATACACCAACCGGTGGTTTAAGCTCCTCAGGAGGCGCCGTCAAGGGCCTGTAAGAGGGTATTTCTGCCTTTGGGATAGAAAGTATAGCACGGGGTAAAATAGGCGGTTCTGGGAGGATCTGAGGGGGCAGATAGAAAGAAGGTAAGATGGGTGGATCTGTTAGATCATCCACTCCAAGGCTTACCTGTAGCCTTAGTGGGAGTCTTCTGTTCTGAGATCTGATTATCTAAGGCTGTTTCAATTTGAGTAACTTTATCAGCTGTTAACTTATCTTTAACCCAACCAATAACTTGAGTTTCAGTTAAATCAGCAAAAGGTACAAGAGTATCTGGGCGGTCTAAAGCTTCTGACCCATAAGCCCCTGCTCTATAAGTACCATCAGTCGCTGATACTGTCCAATGTGCTGTATATACATAGCCATCTGAAGTCTCACGCTCTAGTTCAGCGATTTTCCATGTAAATGTTGTTGCCATTTGTTTTTAATAGTTTAATAAGGTGAATTTAAGCTGCTTCTAGAGCTGCTACTTTTGTTTCTAGGGTTTCAATCTTTGCCATTGCTTCTTGTAATGCTTTAACAACCTTCACGTTAAGTACTGAGTAACTAATTGACTTAGTAACCGTTCCAGTTTCATTACCACTACTATCAGTATCATTAGTTTCACCGACAAGACCAGGAGATATGCTTTCTACTTCTTGAGCGATTAGACCAATTTGTTTATGTGTACTGAATCCAGTAGACTCTTTGAAATTATAATTACGAACCTTTAAGGCTTTAATGTCGTTCCATTGGGAGTTGGCATCAACAATATTTTCCTTTAGTTTAACGTCGGAGATTGAACCATAGGAATTGTTAGTATTTTCACAATCGCCGTCACCCTTTACCCGAAGCTCACCTGCGTTGCCGTAAAAATGAGCGACGGCTGACGTGCCTGCTACGTTCCGTGAAGTGGAGATAACATTACTACCAGATATACGTGTACCAAAAGCTGATGTACCGATGTTATTTTCTGATGTTCCAAATAGTATGGTACCATCGTTAGTAATACGCATCCGCTCTTCTGGGTAATGAAGCCCATCGGATGTTGTGGAGAACACCAATCTCCCCGGCATGTCATCACCACTAGGAGCTCCATCTACTTGACATACAATCTGTGCGCCTTTTGTACGCATATCTGAACCATCACCACCAGCAAAACAAATAGCACCCAAAGCATCATTATTTTGAACAACTGTTGGGGTATCACCAATAGTACTATTCCGATGACGACCTAGAGAAAGAGTTCCACAACGATTAGCATCTGATGTGCCGGCAGAAATGATGCTCATAATTGCATCACTGTCTGTTGCTTCTATTTGAATCTTACCTTGTGGACCGTTGCCAACATTGTCTTCAACAATTCTACTGGTGGTAGTATTGACAAGAAGGTATCCATCGGAATGAAGCTGCATCCTCTCTTCATTATGCGTACTGAACGACATATAGCCATCAGATCTATTGGTAATAACAGCGTCATTACCGTATGCGATAAGATTCAATCCAGCTCCAGCACCCTGATCACCAGTTGTAGTGTTTGTTAAAGATAGATATGCATTAGCTGTTGTTGTAGAGTGAACCTGGACTACTCTATGACCTGCACCAAAGTCATCTGTTAGTGCTGTACCAATACCTACGTTACCGTCAGCAAGGATACGCATCCTTTCAGTAGGTTCGGAGTTTGTAGTAACATTTCTGGTAGCAAATATTAAATCAGTTTTAACATAACTAGTCCAATCAGTAGCTTCAACACCAATCCAAGATGATGGTATATGATCAGGAGTATTACCACCGCTGTTAAAATAACCAAATCCAATACCTGCAAGCTCATCGGCAGCTCCAGGCCCATCAATTCTTAAAGCTGTTGCATCATTATAACTGGAAGTTGTTGATCCATCATGGTTTATACATACTTTATATTTTGGACTTGACGTACCAATACCTACGTTACCGTCAGCAAGGATACTCATCTTCGTTGATCCTGACGTAAGGAATTCAAGGGGTTTGAATGCTCCACTACCAGCATGGTAAGTAGAACCTATACGTGCTGATGTATCATCTGCTTCAATATATAGTGAAGTTTCATTAGAACTAGAGTGCTTAAAGTAAGCTTTAGTTGTAGTTGAATCTTTTACATCTAGTGCTGCACCTGGGCTACTATTACCAATACCTACCTTACCATCAGAAGTAATACGCAGGGCTTCGTCTAACGTTCCACTATTTTGTGTTTCGAAGCTAAAGGCTGTATCAACACTACCATCTCTTTGAGCTCTAAAAGTATATTCAGCTACAGCACCTACACTCTTTAGATAAGTCTCGGTAGATGTATCACCGTACGGTGTATGTCGAAAACTGCCATCAGAAGCAATACGCATCCTTTCTCCACTATTAGTAGTGAATGCTAGTGTATTGACTGCCGGTGAGAGCATCCCATTCCCTAAGTTGGTTACTGATCCCCAGTTATCTCTGCAAATATACCCATGTGCTGTTATTCTAGCTGAAGTATTACTATTACTTTCTACATCTAGATATTGTCCTGGAGTTGACGTACCAATACCTACGTTACCACCGGAAGTGATACGCACATGCTCACTAGCACTTCCGTTATTAGAAATCTCTATGTGAGCTGCCTTAATCCTTAAAACATTCCACTCGGGAGTATCTCTATCATATGAACTGATCTGACCTACTCCAGCTGCAGCTTGGAAGATTTCTACACCTTCACCAGCAGTTGGTGTCACATTACCGCTAAATTGAGCACCTTTAAAGCGGGCGAGGCCATTCCCATACATCAAAACGCCATCTGCATTACTGTTATTCCTATCTAGAATTCTAAAGGACGGATCAGTATAAGAAGCCGCTTTCTTTATAGTTAGTTGTCCAGTTGAATCTATTTCTAGATTAGTAGCAGCGAACGAAGTGGCTCCTTCAGAATCAATCCATGCTTTACTTACTCCAGATTTATTTGCTTGGAAACAAGTCTGACTATTTCCAGTTCTATTTACAATTATAGTGTTTTGAGCGGTAACCGTTCCATTAAACGTGGCAGAACCAGTATAACCAATTGTTGAAGTAGCTGCTCCATCAGATTTCTGACGACCAATGAAGACATTTCCAGTATCAGCTTGAGTGTCTATTGAACCATTAGTAATCAATGTACCAATAGCAGTACCACTATTATCGCCAGGAACTCCAGTTCCAACTTGAACCTTAGTGGAAGTTATCTTATCAACATTTGTAAGCTGATAATCTCCAGCGTCCATATCACCTTCCCAAGCGACAGTCCCTTGTTTATCTAAGTATCGGGACACTACATCTTGGTTTGTGTATAGGTTTTGGGTGAAGTTATCATTTAGGTCAGCAGATCTAATTGCTGAACCTGGGTAGAAGGTTGCAGCTAGATTTGTATCACTTGTTACTCTATATATTCTTATTTTATCACCGATTGTTGGTGTATCAACTAATGTGATTGAAGTTGTGGCTTGTGTGTATTCAGTTGTTAAAAGCGGCGTTCCGTTTTTACTAACTTTAACGTCGGCTTCTTTAATATATGGGAATGTAAATGTGTACGGCCCCTTGGAGGTGTCAGTGAGCGTATAATTATTTTCTGTTGTAGCCATAAGTTCAGTTTAGTTTCAATAACTGGTCTAATTGACCTTGTGTTCGGGCGGCTCCTTGTGTATCTCCTTGTTGTAGTTGTTTCTTCTTATATTTATTCAAGAGGCCCATATCAGCATAGTTACTGTTCTCTATCTCTAGGGCCTTCCAAGCTAAGCTAAAAGCAGTGTTATGTATCTTATCCAACTGATCGTGGATGTAAGTTTCTTTAATTGGATACTCTTTCTGAGTCAGTTGTCCACGTTCGTTCTTATAGTGACGCATAAATTTACCAGCTTTATCCTGCTCCATTAATGCTTCAATTTGTGGCTGTAATCCAGCGTGTCTTGCTACCCAATTATTAATCCAATGTCGTTCAGCTGAGGATAGTGGTAAACCTGAAACCTTATTAGTACGTAGTGCCTGTAGTCCATTCCATCCAGTCTTTAGTAACCACCGTCTCCAAGGCTCATGCCCACCATTACTTTTACCAAAAGGTAGTACAGCATTGATAGCTGCAGTCATAGGTTCAGTGTAGTTAATAGGGTAACCAGTGTAAATATCCAATTGATCTTTTAATACATCATTACCTTTAAACAGGTACTTACTGTAGTTCTTATGATATTCACTGATTTCATTGTCTACATCTTTTAGTTGAGGAGTGATTGCTTTATTTAAGATGCTGCGTGTACCAGACCAGTAGAAAGGTACAAGTGGATCTGTCCAACCAGCAGCGAATCGTTTAATCTGTGTTTCATCACCACTGATGATCCCTACAAGAGGCCGTAGCCCGCTAAGGAAGGTTTGATTAGTTACGTTCATACTGATTGCATACAGAATCTTCTGAAGACTATTTTCTGTAACAGCTGAGTCGACACGTTCTGCATTATAAACAGTGTCTGCTACAAGGGAGAGTATTTGTTGATAGGGTTCTAAACCTTGATAGCTATACCACCTACCATTCATTCTAATGCTATTAGGTTTCCAACCTATTCTCATCATATCCTTTCTTTCATCAGCTTTGTACGGTCCATTACCAGTTAGGTTACCGTTAAGTGCCATGAATCCTGCACCCATTACGACTGCACTACCCATCACTTGACGCCCACGGTACTCATTCTTCAGTGCTTGGAATGCTTCCATACTGAATTCATTAATACCATGCTCACGTAATACTTCTTCTATTTGTTGTGGTGTCACAGCTTCAAAGGTTTTACGTGCTTTACCGACAGCCATCCCTAAAGCACTAGCTGGGTTAAATGACCAAGCTACTTCTAAACCGTTTAGTCCAGTTCTAGGGAACATGAATAGCGGTTTAAGAGCAGGTACTAAGTCAATCATACCTTCTAAACGCTTTACAACATCGTTATCAAGGTTAAGAGCCACTTCACTAGCTGCATGTTTAGCAGCGGTATCTGTCAGTAATCCTGTCTCATCAAAGGAGTTAGCATATAGCTGTTTCTGTAACTTATCAAAGTCACTAGGATCGATGATACCTTTAGTAGAATTTAGTAATTCATCGTAAGCTTTGGATCTAGCAAATCCACTAGCCATCATAGAGTTCGTAAACCCGTCGATAGCATGCAGTGCATTAACACCCCACCTAGTTACAGCTAAGTTGTTATACCAAGACATAGCTTTAGCCATGTTTAACATGCCAATCTTGATGGCATTACGTGATCCACCTTCTAATCTCCAAGCTTCTGCCATGGATTCAAGTACTTCAAAGTTATCACTCTGAGCGTATTTAACGTCAGCTCTACCTCTTAGAGATGCTTGTTCGGGATTCTTAAGTACATAATCCCATTCCTTACCCATATGTTTAAGTGCACGTTGAAGGTTCTCAACAACACCACCATATGTATATAAGGCACGTTTAAAATCAGCTTGCCTAGTACCACTAAAAGCAGAACCAGCAAACGCTGAAATAGGTTTACCTACAGTTAGGATAGTGTTACCTGCGAATGCTCTCACAGGTGCTAGGCCATTAAGCATACTGTTATAACGTACACCGTGTATACCCTGTACAATCAGGCTGGGTACTGAGGGATCGCCCTGTGCAATTAGTTTAGTAAGACTTAGGTTCTTCTCTGCCCATCTATGTAGCTTGAGCATGTCGTCAACCTTACCATCAGTAATATCATATGCCTTCGTAAAAGCACTTAGATACTCTGGATTCTCTTTACTAATCTGCTTAAGTGTATTTATGAACTCATCAGACTTAGCATTAGATGCTTGCAGTCCGTCTTCAAATCCATCTATCAGTTCTCTCAGTTTCTCTGTAACTCTAGGACTCTTATCTTTTGCCATATCTAGGAGTTTACCTTGGTATCCCCAAAGATATCTATTAGCACGAGTCTCTTTAGCGACTACTGCTAGGTTCTCTAGCATGTTCTCTTGCTGTCTGGTAACGTCTAGAGTCTCTTCTAGTACATTAGCAGCTCTAGCAGCATCTGAGACGCTATCAGCAGCTTGTTGTGTAGCTAATGCTGATGCTCTGATCTTCTGTGGATCATACATATCATCAAATACAGTCCTAAAAGCTTGGGAGTATTCAATGAAATCTTCGTCACTAAGGAACTTCTGTCCTAAGGTTACCTTCTTTTTAATAGCATTCATCTTAGCTGCTAAAGCTTTCGTATCCATATTATAGATTTCAGCTACTTTAGCATCTACTGCTGCTTTTAAATCTTCAGGTGTAGCTTTCCACTTACCTTCAATCAACCATTCAACCTCTTTTGAAGGTGTCATAGCTGCAGTAATCTCTTCCAATACCTGACCACGTTCTGTACCACTAGCAGCTTTACTGAGTGCTCTCATACCTTTAGTAGGTAGTACAGCTCTAGCACGTCCATTAGTAGTGTTAATTTCCTTCAGTATCCTATGATGATCTACCATAGCTCCTGGTACGTCTGCATAGGTGCTACCTAATGCACGTGCCTGTGCTTCTGCAGGATCATGTAGGATTGGATCGTATTCACCTTGATTAGTTTGTATGCGTTCAGCAGCTTCATCAGTTAGTGCTTTAGTACGAGCATTATTAGCTTCATCAATGTTCCGTGAAAGCG